TTTATAAAGTAAGGTGATGTAAAGCATGTTAGCCACAATAGCAGAATTAGAAACCAGTACCAGGTATTTACTTAATGAAAAAGATGCGAGTTTCTGGACATCCATAGAAGTAGTAAGTTTTATTAACGAGGGACAAGAGATTATTGCCACCGAGACCAAATGTTTGTCTAAATACTATTCCCATACCTTAGAAGCTGCTGATATTAAAAATGATCGTGAAATACGCTTCTATTCTGATTTTGTAGCCCTCGATGAAGGCGGAGTCACTTATGCAGGCAAGCCTTTGGTGCAGACCTCGCTAAAAGAGCTTGATGAATACGCTGGGAATTGGCGGGATACTACAGGCACGCCTACACGCTTCTATTTTAGGGGCGATATGATGGGGTTTTATCCCAAGCCTTCTGTAGGTGGCATAGTCGCCTATTACGGTATAGAAAGGGCAACCGAGCTGTCAGGTGATACCGTGCCACTATCAGGTGATTACAGGACGATATCCTTCAGGCGGTATATGCGGGATTATGCCGTAGCTATGTGCTGGTATGCAAAGAGTGAAGATACTAAAGGTGATAGGTTTATGGCACGTTTTAATCAGGGGATATATAACATCAACGCTATCTTAAATGGGAATAAGAATCAAGGATCAAAAATGATACCTGCATACACACCTAAACGACATCCTTATACTACAAATTACGGAAGCACATACAGTTCCATTGATTAAAGAAGGTATACATGCCATATAAAAATAAAGAAGACAAGAAAGAATATGATAAAAATTATCGTCTTAATAACCACGAAGCGATATTAGCACGGGATAAGAAATATCGTGTCAAAAATGCTGGGAAAATAGTTGAATATCAAAAACAATATCGTAAAAACAATAAAGAGAAAAAAATTGAATATAATAAGCAATATTATAAAGATAATAAAGAAAAAATATTAAATGAAAATATATTATGGGGTATTAATAACATCGAACGTCGTGATGTAATTGCTAATCGATACCGACAATCATCAAAAGGTAAATTAAGTCTTCAAAAACAAGAAGCAAAACGTCGTCAATTAGGTTTTATTCCTTTAAATAAACCCTTTGTAAATTATGAAGGACATCATATTAGCGAGAATTTTATAATATATATACCCAAAAAAATACACCAAAGCATTTGGCACAATATATGGACGTGGAGAGGTATGAATGAAATTAATAAATTAGCAATAGAACATCTGTAAGGAGTGATTTATGGCTAAACAAATTTGGAAAGCCCTCGATAACTTAAGTCCATCACAAAATAAATTGGCTAACCTGCCACGTAAACCTGATGGACTTCATAACTTAAAAGTAAATGAATATGGGCAGTTAGAGAAGCGTGCAGGATATGCAAAATATAATCTTACTTCTATAGGTGCAGGTTCTTTACATAAGATAACAGGTATGCACCGCTATTATTACAGCACCTCAAGCAAGGAATTTTTAGTTGCATGGAATAGGGGCATATATAAATTACCAGATACAGCTCCTCACACAGGGGTTGCTGTATATTCAACAGGCACGACTGATTTTCTCTTAACTGCTGACCAAGATGTCTACTTTTGCGACTTTGGAGATGTCTGTTATTTTGTCAATGGTAAAGATGGTGTATTTAAGTATGACGGCACTTTTGCCCGTATAATGGGAATTACTCCGCCTGCTGCCAAACCTACAGGTGTAGCCGCAGGTGCAGGTGGTAGTTTAGGTGCAGGTAATTATAAATACTGCTATACCTATGTAGATGAGGACGGCTATGAAAGTAACGCCTCGCCTGTTAGTGACGCTATAGAATGTGTGGCAAGTGATAAGGTTACTCTGACCATTGTTAATTCTACTGATGCCAAAATAGCCTCAAAGAATATCTATCGTACCTCTGTAGGGGGTGCGATTTATTATTATGACGGGGCTGTTGATAATAATACCACCGAAACCTATTCATCAATTCAAGCCGATAATACTTTAGGTACAGAAGCGAAAACCAACCATACTGTACCACCTACAACCTCTCACTTAATAGCTAAACGAAGGAATAAGTTATATCTTGCTTATGGCGGATATCTCTATCCTTCTTATACTTCAGACGTGGAATACTTTCCACCACTTTGGAGACAAAGAACAGGTAATAGCCAAAAGATATTTGGCTTACTTGAACAGCTTACCGCTTTACCTGTAGCGACAGAAGACAGTATTGAAAGATTAGTAGGTACTGATGAAGATAATTTTGAATTTAAGAATAGCTATTCAACTGAAGGGTGTGTAGCTATGCGTTCTTATGTAAATTGTGATAACTTGATTGTTTATCTCGGTCAAAACGGGATTAATTATTTTGACGGCACGACAAGCGGAATATTTAGTAAAGCGGTGAATGAATATATAAAAACGAATATAAACGGCACTTATAGACATCTGTCTTGTGCAATCTACTTTGATGATAAGTATATACTCTGTTACCCGAAGGGTGCTTCGACTGTACCGAATGAGATTATATGGATTGATATGAAAAACAAGTCTTACGGAGTATATAATCTTGGCTTCTCCTGCTTTTCTATATGGGATAGAGGAACAGACGGTTTAAAGCTAAAGGGTGGTAGTAACACTATAGGTCAGGTTTATAGCGTGTTATTGGGTTTAGATGATGACGGTTCTGCTATAGAAGCATACGACCAGATAGATTATTTAGATTTAGGGATACCAGAATATGAAAAGACTTTCTACAAAATATATATAAGGGCAGAAGTAACCACCGAATCTACTTTAACTGTATATTATCAAACTGATATAAATACAGAAGCGTCAGTAACTGCAACTTTAACAGCAGGTAAAGACCAATGGTATGAAATAGACCTTCCTGGAAGTGTCAGTGGGAGAGCTATTAAGATTAGACCAAGTGTAAACAATAAATTTGCAGTTACTTTTAAGGGATACGAGATTCAATATAGCGTAGGAGCGTTGATAGTATAATGCCCGAAATATCTAATGAACAATTAGACCAATTTCATAATGACCTGCGTATAGTTAAATTTAAAATGCAGGAAATGACTGATTTAATGGAAGGCAGAATCCGTTCAGCCAACATCACCGAATATAGAAATACAATGGTGTTTAACGACTGGGGGAATTGTGATGCAACCTACTCTTTTATAATGGATTTTGAGCTATTAGAAAATATGACTAAATTAGTAGAATGTAAGGTTTCGTTTAAGATACGAGCTTTTAATGTGGGGGTAAAAGATATTTAATGTATTCAAAATTAGACAATCCAGCAACTCTACCAACAGGTGTAGGGCAAGACGCACAATTTTCTCACAATGATACCTATTTAGCGGTGGCTCATGCGATCACTCCTTTTGTAACAATCTACAAACGAAGTGGAAACACTTTTACTAAATTAGCTAACCCAGACGATTTACCTACCGGGAACGCTTTGTCTGTTGGCTGGTCTCATGATGATACTTATTTAGCAGTCGGATATTATACATCACCTTATATAACAATATACAAACGAAGTGGAGATACTTTTACAAAACTTACTGACCCTGATGATTTGCCTCGTGGGACAGTACAGCGTATAGCATGGTCAAAGAGTGATAGCACCTATCTTTATGCAGGTGTATATAATGGAATTTCTGCCTATGGCAGAATGTACAAGCGAAGTAGTGATACTTTTACAACAATCTCTTTTGAAAATTCTACTGGTTTTTTAGACGCAGAATTTTCCCATGATGACACCTATTTTGCTTTAGCACGCCTTAACCCTTCAGATAGTACACTAAAAATTAAAATATGTAAACGAAGTGGAGATACTTTTACTTTATTAGACGACCCGGCTGATTTACCCAAATCTTCTTCTGTAGCATGGTCAAACGATGATACTTATTTGTCAATGGGTCAGGCTGGCGGCACTGTATTTACCTACAAACGAAGCGATGATACTTTTACAAAACTAACATATCCGGCAACATCAGGTTCGGGTACAATTGAGGATTTAGACTATTCACACGATAGTTCACTTTTAGCGTGTATTCAAAGTAATGCTCCTTACAATATAATTTATAGCAGAAGTGGAGATGTATTAACTAAATATGACGATTTAGACCCGACAGTATCAATTGCAGGCAATAGTATTTGTTTTTCAAATAGTAATGCCCATTATATTGCCTTCACTACCACCGATT